GTGTTTGTTTCAACTTGAAATATTGTCTTGACAGGTGTTGTGTCTTTTCTATACAACCACGCTTTTATTGTAAAAGATGTATCTGCAGACACTCGATAAGGTGAGTCTGGCGGCATTTCTGTGGGGTATACTATTGAAACATTATCATTCCACAACACCTCGGATCTGATCTCTTGAGGTATGTTTGTAAACTCACCAGGCACTTTCCAGGATATGATTATGTACGGGTTGTTGTAAGGTATAAAATTACTCAATATTTGATCCATGTCTGTTTGAAATTTTGTAAGTATCGACATGTTCACGTTTATGTTGACAGGTACTGGCTGTGGTACACGGTCTTCTCTACCAACATCACCAGATGGTGTAGTTGATTCGGTTGTTAAATAATATGATGAATCAAGCTTGTTGAACACTCTCGTGTTATCACGCGCGATATTTGTTATATTTACTGACACAACGGGTAATGTTATGTGCTTGGCTTTGTTCAATAAATCATGTATCACCCGCTGCTTAGGAGCGTAGAGATATCTAACCTTGATTTTATCTTGAACCTCGCGCTTGTTGTTGAATCGCTTTATAACCACACCATCAAAAGCCGCAACAAATTGTGTCAATACGTCTTTTATCTCAAAATAAAACGGATCTGATTTCATATTTAAATATTTATTAACGGAGTGTTGTATTTAGTTGACATGTACAAATCGAGAGAATCTAGTTGTTTTGTATTTAGAACGCGATCATACAATATCATTTCTGAAAATCCCCCGACATGTAAGAGATTTGTTATGTCAAATTTTATCTTCTCGTAACCGAACGGTTTGAATGTTTTTTTCTTGTTTTTATGACATGTCTGATACAATGCTATTGGTTGCTTGCCTTTATGCATGACAATTATCAGTGTGTAATCTTCCGGTAAACATTTTGTATACTGTGGCTTGATACATGCTCGAGGTGTGCTTCTCATGAGTGCCATTGATGGCCAATTGTATTTAACCCTACCGGATTTATCAAAAGCATTTATTAAATTAATACGGTCGCATCTAATTATCGGAACAAGATCTCTAACATCTTTAACATTTGTATTGTACGCGAGCTCTTTAGCGTCGAGGTGTAATATCACATTATTGTATGAATAAACAGCATCACGTCGTTCATCAATTCGAATTGGCTCTGTCACAACACCTTTTATTTGCTCCTCACCTCTCTTGGTTATTACCCTGTACTGGTATCTGTTACCAAAATGTATATCATGGTCGACATATTCTGTGCATGTTTGGTCACATGTGAATACATTTTCAATGACAGCATGTTTTGAGCCAAACAGTTCATTGCATGTGCGTTGAACGACTAATTCAACATTATTGATATATGTGCATGGTGACTTCCACGAGATTGATATCGTGTTGTTAGTCGTTGTTGATATCTGCTTCACGGGTTTGATAATACTGATTTGCGGGATGTTGATCGTGTATAACAACTCTCCAAGATGTAATTCATATGCTGGTTGTAATTTTATTTCTGTGTCTTTAAACACTGCGGTTGCAAACCCGTCATAGTCTATCACAATACCGTCTCTCGGTAAAACAAACACACTCTCAGTATCGCTGGTGTTGATCAATCCTTGCATGTATTGTGTCATGAATTCGGACGGATTTACACTATGTCTTGTGTTGATAAAATTTGTTATAAATGTCTCGTAATTGTTGATGTTTTCTAATGTGCTGTATTTTTTACCAGCTAGTTTTGTAATTACGGATGCGCGTCTTGTGTCACGTTCACGGTTTTGTTTATCGTGTTGCGCTCTTGTCTCAAATTTTAATCTCTCTTGTAATGCATCAGAATCCATCATGTATACTTAATCATAGAAAAAGATTGTTCACATAGTTGATTTACAAAATATACATGATATAATATTAGTATCATAAAAGTGTGAAAAAACGCTACAATGATCCCTGTCAGCATTTTCGGTACACGAGTGTGAGTGTTGGTCAACTCTAAGACAGGACATGACTCGGCAGAGTGAACTGCTGGATTAGACAAAGCTAAATTAAACACGATCGTGGGACGCGATTTCAAAAACGGCGACATAAAACTCGCATCGCACCGAACTGTGGTTTATCCAGTATGTTTTGGCGGTTATTACAACCGAAGTTTATAGGTCAGGATTCTTCATAAAGCCAAAATCTCTTCTTGAGTGTCGTCCCGTCATCTCGGTATACCTGGAGAGCTATACAGTTGACACAATACGCCTGTCATGTAACAGGTGTATTATGTCTTGAGGTTCCCTGGAGAATATATACGGATAAAAGATGTATCAAGCGAAGCGGAGCGTAAGTGTGCTGTTCAGCACTTTGTGAGTACAATCAACACACACATCATCTATCAGCTCGTGACCTGATTCATTTTCTGGTGCGGTAAGTAGGTTGTTGTTGTAATGAAACATTATGTTGTCATTATCATACTCAACACCGAATGGATACAGTATATCGTAAGTTTTGTTTGTTTGAGGTGTTTTTATTATCAATGTGAGATAATAATCCTTGACTGTGTATAGTATGAAGCACCCTCGCCTCACAGTCTTGCTACCTATGGTGATTTCCAGATCACGTTGCAGGCATGCGTCTAGGTGTTTTTCAATCTCTTCAAAACACGTCATGATATCATGAACCCTGTTTTTTGTTTGGTTGACATTGGATACAACACATCATTATAGTACTTCCAGAAATCATCAGCACTTTCAATCATTTGTAACACCTCACAATCATCAGTGCTGATGCATCTATAATCTTGTACCAGAATGTCCCAGGTGATCACGATGTTTTTGGTCACAGGATTGAATTGTGGACCAGGTTTGATTGACTCATGATAATTCAACAATTTACGACCTGGTTCACTTGCCAGTATGCCACGATTGTTGGTGCATAACATGCGCCGTGTTGGAGGCAGCCCGGGCTTGGGGCGTCTTCTTACAAACTTGATTTCCAACACATTTTTTTCGAGCAACGCTCTAAGTGTTGGTAGTGCTACTTTCATCTTTTGGTCGACATTTGCCGAACAGACGCTCTTCGTTTAAAAATATACCATGCTCCAATTGCCCGTGACCGTCAATTGTGATGCCGGATATCGGAATGCCTTTGTCGTGAGGAAAGATGATATGATCCCCGGTTTTCACATTTTTACAACCTATACCTGCAAGTATCACACGACCAACTCTCCAGGCGCGTTGAATGGTGTTTGCTGGTACGATCACACCATCTCTAATGATGTCTCCATCCAGTGTCTCGTCTACATATTCTGCAAGGAGTAAATCATCAAACAAACCACACAAATCATAATCTGACAAACCGAAATCGTTGTCAGAGTGTGTGGTGAGATCGATCAGGCTTTTAGTTGGTGTTAGTTGGTCGATGTTGGCGCTCATATTCTAACAAATATTTAATCTCACGTTTTGATAATTCAAGACCGTGAGCGAGCACATCGACATTTTGATCTGATTGATCATCAACATCAACATTTTTTTTGTTTTTTCTTATGTAAAAAATTCGCTTGTTTTTCACTCTTGGTAAGAAGCATGACAGGAATCGAAAATATTTTCCATGGTCATCGCCAAACACATTGTACAGCCAGTTACCTGTGTTGTTGATCAGCACAGCCATATCTGGAGAATACATGCTGATCCATCTGTTCAAAATGTACGGGTGCACAGAATCTTCACCGATGTTAGTGGTTACATCACGCTTGCTGTGTAGTATTCGATTCAGCAAATCAAACAACATCACTTGCTGATAATTTTTGTGGTGGCTATGAAGATGTCGTCATTCAATCCGTAAAACATATCAATTGTTTCTCTCATGAACGCTTCAACATGAGTATCATCAATGTTGGTGCTGTATGCATGAGCAGGTGCACGCCTACCAGCCTTGATGTTGATGCCTGTATGACCCAGAGCAGCTCCACCTTTCACATGAGTGATGCTCACGCTGCACTTACCTTTGGGTTGCACAATACCATGTTGCTCATGTTCTTTATGGACTATGATGTCATCGCCATCCATCTCGATCGGAGCTTGTATGTACTTGTGTAATATATTGGCCAGCTGTGTGTTGAACAATCGCTGGTAAGCGATGGCTCCAAAACTATCTAAATTTGGAATTTCCCAGAGAAAATTTATAGCATCATCACTGTAAATAAATTCATTCTTCAACACATCTTCATGGTCAATCATGCCGTCAGCTTCAACAAACATGGGTGATCTGAACGCTATAATGTTACCAATAGGTAAGGTTTTATTTCGGAAATATCTATATGCGAATCGATTATGTAAAATCTCACCATCGTATGTTTTTATATCATCAACAATCATACATATATTATAACGTACGAGTGCTTAGAAATCAATTTATTTCTTCAGAGATTTGTGTAAATCGATCAATTTTTTATGAACGTCTGTCGGTAGCACGTCCTGTAATTTTCGATCAGTCTTTTCATACACCGCGCGAATGATTTTTTTTAGCTCTCCGCTTGGTAATTTATCGTAACCCACAACGTTGTATTTTGTGAAACCAACACCACCGTACCGTTCGCGGCGATCGAGTGATATGTTGTTCAAGCCATCTGTATGTAAACCGTTTAATAATTTTTTCTGAACAGTGCAACGGTCTTGTGATGAGATGTTCATGTTGTCTCTCATCCATCCATCGATGCTTCGCGGCGGTCCTGGACCTTTGAGATTTTTCACGAGATGTGTTTTGGTG